CGCGCCGGCGAGGTGGAGTGGGGCGACCTCTTCACCCGCGGCGGCGAGCTGAAGCTGTTGGACGAGCTCAACGTGAAGGCCGACATCCTGCGAGGGATGACGCCATAGAGGAGCGCGTATGCCGTACACCAAACAGAACTACCCGGATTGGCTCAAGGGCGCGCCCACGGGCGTCATCGACGTGTTCGTCGCCGCGTTTAATAGCGCCTGGGAAGACTACGCCGACAACGCCGACCAGGAGGGCATCTGCCAGCGCATCGCCCGGGCGGCGATAAAGAAGGCTGGGTGGTCGCAGGACAAAGACGGGAAGTGGCACGAGGCCGGCGAGGCCGCCCCCGCCATTCGCTTCACCGGCGACGTCCTCCGCGAGAGCGCGATCTGTGAAACCGCGTACTTTGAGGTTGGCGACCTCGAAATCCTCGAGGCCGAGGCGGACGGCTTCAAGCGCATCGTCGCGCCCCTTCTCCGCGTCGGCTTCAGCAAAAACAAGGCCGAGGTCGCGGAGAGTCGCCGCGGCAAGGAGTACCCGCGTTACTACGGCGCGGCGGAGCTCGAGCGCGTGGCGCCGCTCGTCGAGGGGATGACGATCTACGTCGGCTACGACGAGCACAACGACCCCGTCGACGTTCCGAAGGAGTTGGGCGTCTACGAGGGCGCGCGTTTCGACGGCAAAGCGATCCGCGGCGCCGTCAAGGTATTCCAGGATCAGAACTGGGTCGTGGACCGCCTGCGGTGCTCGAGCCGGGCGTTCGGCGGCCTGAGTATCGAGGGGGGATGCGAGCGGCATGCGCTCGCGACGGTGAACGGCCAGGAGGCGGCCGTCGTCCAGGGACTGAAAATCGCCCGCGCGCGGCTGGTGAAGAACCCGGCCGCGGCTGGCGCGATCGAAGGCATACGAGAAAGCGACGAAGGAGGTGAACCTATGGATAAGCTCACGTTACAGCAGCTCAAAGAGTCGTTCCCGGGGGTATACGACGCGGCCCGGGCGGAGTTCGTCACCGAGGCCGACGTAAAGGCCAAGGACGCGAAGATCGCCGACCTGACGGAGGCTGTGGCGAAGAAGGACGTCGAACTCAAGGCGGCCAACGCCAAGCTCCACGAGGCCGAGAGCGTCGCGCTCGTCGAGGCGGCGTTCCCGCGGACGAAGGACGAGAAGGGCAACGACGTCCACGCTCTCCCCCAGAAGGCGCGCGACGCGCTCCACGAATCCCTCAAGGGCGAGACCGACCCCGCGAAGATCGCGGAGGCCGTCAAGAAAATGGCCGACATCCTCACCGAAGCCACCGCGGCCGGCAAGCCTCAGGGGACCGGGACCGGCGGAACGCCCCCGGGCGCGCCGTCGCCGTTAATCGCGGAGGCGAAGAAGGACCTGAACGGCGCCTTCGGCGTCGAGGAAACCGCCCCCGCGGCCACGGCGCCGGCCACGAAATAGCCCTCTACCCTCACCCTAAAAACGGGGCGAGGAGGTGAACTATGGCAACCAACTTAGTCAATCGCGGCCGCATCTTCAACGTCGACGTCGGCGGCACCGGCGTCGGCTACACGTCCGGCGTGCCGATTATGATCGGGCGCCTCGCGGGCGTCCTCGTATGCGACGCCGACGCGGCCCAAATGGCGGACGTCGAGTTCGACCGCGAGCTCGTCGTCTACGACCTGAGCGTCAAGGCGATAATCAACGGCCCGGTGAATACGACCATCGCCGTCGGCGACGACATCACCTACATCGTCGGCGATACGCCGCGTCTCTCCAAAAAGGCCGCCGGTAAGCAGTACGGCGTCGCCTTCGAGGCCAACGCCGGCGCCGGCACCACGACCACCATCAAAGTCGCCCTCGTGGCGGAATAACACCACCCAAGGAGGTGGGATAACGACATGCGAAAGTACTTGGGTTTAATAGCCCTGTTGCTCTTAGCCGTCGCCGCGTTCGCGGGCCGGGTGGATTACCTCTACGCCGGCGCTGGGACCGAGACGCCGTTGTACTTCGACCAGAGCGCGGGGTCCGTTTTCGTCGCCGGTAAGACCGAGATCCAGGGCAAGGTTTGCTTGGGCGCCGGCACCGCCGCCGCCCCGGAAGTCTTCCCCGGCACGGATAGCAATACCGGCTTTTCGTTCACGGCAGCCGATACGGTCAACATCTCTACCGGCGGCGCGGCGCGTTTGATCGCTACCAACGCCGGCGTTCAGGTCGTGGGGACGCTTAGTTACACCGGCCTCGGCTACCCCGACGGCGCCGTGGGTGCCCCCGCTTATTCGTATGCGGCGGAACCCACGTCCGGCCATTACCGGGCTGGCGCCGGCGATGTGCGCCTCGCGATCTTGGGCGTCGACGCCATCCAGGCGACGGCGACTGCGATTACGTTCGCGAGTCCCCTCGTAGTACCGGTGGGCGCGGCGGCTACGCCGACGTACGCCTACGCCGGGGACGCAAACTGCGGCGAATTCCACGCCGGCGCGGACAACATCGCGTGGGCGACGAACGGCGTCCAACGCCTCGACCTTTCGACGACGCTACTGACCTCGACCCTTCCGCTGATTCTGCCGGTGGGGGCCGTGGGTGCGCCGGCGCAGGGCTACGCGGGCGACGCGACGACCGGCTGGTACCACTCCGCCGCGAGTGAGATTTCGGGCGCCATCGCCGGCGTCCAACGATTCAACCTAACCGCGACGGGTATTAACGGGACCGCGATGGGCGCGACGACGCCCGCCGCTGGCGCGTTTACGACCCTCAGCGCGACGGGCGCCATTACGGGTACGACCGGCTCGAACGTCACCTACAAGTACGCGACGGCGAGCTGGGACGCCCTCGTAGCGTCCACCACCACCCGCTACCTGGCCTTCATCCCCACCGACAACGTCCAGGTCGACGAGATTTACGCCTGGTCGTACGCGACGCCGATCTCGGCGGCGGGCACCGTCCTCCTGAACGTCTACTGCAACGCGGTCGGGCCGGTGGAAAATCTACTGCAGGAAACCGCCGACTTCGACCTCGAGGCCATCGGTGCGAACACGGGTACGAACATGCCGGTCCAGACGACGGACCCGACGCACCTGGTCATCGTCGCCGGCGAGCCGATCTACGTCGCGATCGCATCCACCAACGCCATCGGGACGAACTCCACCGGCGGCGTAACCATCAAGTACCACAACCGCTAAACGGAGGTGAAAACCTAAACATGGACCCTACCAAGATCATTTCGGCGGCGCGTAAGTGCCTGATCGCCGAGGCGGCCAAGCCCAATGCGCGGTTTATCGCCAACGACGTCCTTGCAATGACCGACAACCAGGCGGTCATGGAGGCGCTCGCTACGAGCGACTTTCCCCTCCTCCTGGCTGACTCGTCCCGGACGCGGCTTCTCCAGTCGTTCGAGAGCGAGGTCGGTCCGCTGACCACGCTGCTCGAGCCCGAACTCGTCACGGACTTCGCGGACCACAAGGGCGTCATGGTCGGCAACATCGGCGCGCTCCATGAAATGCCGGACGAGATGACGGCCGGGATGGAATACACCCACCTCACCGAATCCGGCAAAACCTTCTGCGTCAAGGGGTTCGGCCGGCGCATCGCGTTGACGATGAAACTCCTCGCCAACGACCGGCTCGGGAGTCTCGCGAAGGTCCCGGCGCAGTGGGGCCAGGTCGCGGCCGAGTCGCTGGAAGCCCATCTCGCGATCCCGTTCAACACGAACCGCGAGCAGGACGGCACGACGCACGTCTGGTCGGTCGCCCGGGCCAACTGCGGCATCCTGTCTCTCACCGAGCCCAACGTCGCGACGTCGATCGCCCTCCTCAAGGCGATGACCTACACCGACGCCGACGGCACCAAACGCAAGATCCCCTGCAAGAAAATCCTGATGCTCGTCCCGGATTCCCTCTCGGATACCGCGTGGAAGATCTGGACCGCGACCAAGTACTACCCGGGCGCCGGCGGCGGCATCGAGTACGACCCGAAGGAGATCTGGCGGAACTTCGGCTGGAGCACGCCGCCGATAACCGTCCCGGATTTCTCGGACACCAACTGCTGGTTCCTGGTCAACGCGTCGCGGCCCTGGTTCAAGAAGGTGCTCTGGACCCAGGCGCAGCAACCGGTTTTCCTCCAGAAGCGCCCGTACTGGGACGGCAACGTCGCCGGTTATCCGGTCGACGAAAGCATGTCCGTCGAGTGGGGTTGCTTCTTCCCCTACGGCTTCTTCGTCGAGGAGTACCGGACGATCTACGCGCAGGACCCCGACAACCCGTGGTAACAAACGGAGGTTAGGTCATGGCCGAGAAAATAAAGATCGTGACGACGACGGAACGCCTTCTGGCCGACGTCGCGGACTCGCTCCGCAAGTTGGCCGGGCGGCCCCGTCTCGTCTTCACGGCCGTTGACGTAGCCATCCCCGAGGACGAGAAGCCGCCGGCGTCGACGGCCGCGAAGCCCCCGGTTACCCCGCCGGCTGCCTCTCCTCCCAAAACCGAACCGCCCAAAGCCGCGCGTCCTTCGTCCGCGGCACCGAAGGCGGCGAAATAACGTGCCGACCCTCGCCGATATTCGCTTGCTCCTGTTCGACGAGACGTCGCCCTATACCTGGCCGGACGCGGTAATTAACCTCGTCCTGGCGACCGAGACGAACACGCACCGGGCGGCCGCGAAGCTGATCCGCGCGTACTGCGCGAAGGCCGCCCGGGAGCCGGAGTCGTATCGGATGACGGACGGCAAGTCCGCCAATCGCCCGTCGCTTACTTCCCTCCTCGCCCTCGCCGACCAGTACGACGCGATGGCGGTCCAGGGGGGCGCGTTCGCGACGGTGGACGGCCAGTTCGCCGTGGACGTGGCCGGCCGGGACGTCACCACGTTCGAGGATGAGGCGTAATGGCGCTTACCGCGCGGATAACGGGGGTCCTGGAGGCGCTGGCGATGATGCGGCGAGCCGTGACGGTTCATACCCGGCTCGATAAACTCCGCCGCGACTTCGCCTTCAGCGCGTTGGCCGACGCGATTAAGCTCACCCCGGTTCGTCAATACGGCCCTGGCGGTCATCTTAGGGCGTCCAACCAGGTCATCCTCGCCGACGAGATGATTACGTGGGTCAACTACGCGAACTACGCGCAGTTCGTCGAGTTGGGGACGGGCCGCGCCGGCGGCGCGAGTTGGACGCCGTTCCTCCCCGAGGAGCAGGGCCCCGCGTACGCGCTGGCGTGGCCGGGGATGGCGCAGATGCCGTTCCTGCGGCCGGCGGTGGCGCGCGAGTTGAAAGAACTCGAGGCGCGCATAACGGCGCTCGGGCCGGAGGTCGGGTAATGGCGTTCCCGGCGAACGTGGCGGCCGACGTTGCGGCCTCTCATCGCGATTGGGCGCGCGCCGACATCACGCTGCGGCACCGGACGCTTACCAGCGTCGAGGCCGCGAGCTCGAGCCCCAGTTACACGGAAGTCGCGTCGACGATTACGGGAGTTCTTACCGTCGTCGATACGTCGTTATCCGAGACGGTCTTCGGCGGGATGGTCCAGGGCGACGGCGTCCTCGCCGTCCTCCCGGCCGTCGCGATTGCGTACCAAGACCGGGTGGATTGCGACGGCGTCCAATATCGCGTGGAGGAGATCCGCGACGAGAACGTCGCCGGCACGCTGGTCCAACGGTACTGCCGTCTGGTGAGGGTTAAACCGTGATCACCTACGCCATCATGGGCGCGAAGACCGCGCTGCTGGGGTTGAAGAACACCGGCGGCGTCGCGATCTTCGCGGCCGCGGCCGATATTTACACCGGGTTCCCCAACCCGGACATGGTGGCGCAGGCGCCGCCGACGACGTCCAAGCCGATCGTCGCGATCCACTTTCACGGCGACGTAGTACATGGCCTCGGCTACCGTCAGTTCTTCGAGCGCGCGGCCACCGGCGGCGCGGGACATACGCAGGACCGCTTCGCCGAGGCGGACGTCACCATGAAGGCCGACATCTACGTCCTGGCGGCCGAGATGATGGAACTGGTGGGGCGCGACTCGGATAAGTGGGCGGGATACGTCGAACAGATCCTGCTCCTCGTCCGCTCGCACCCGCTTATCGTCGGCCCGGCGGTTACGGGGTTCACGGAAGACACGGTTATCAAGTGGGACGTTATGACGTTCGACATTCCGGGGACCGTGCTGGATGCCCAGGAACGGCGGCTGTCCCTCGCGGTTATAAACACGACGCTGGAGGGCCCGCTCATGTCCGCGCCGGTGGACGGCGCGAAGGTCCTTCTCCTCAAACCTCACGACGGCAAGTTCACGCCGGTTCCGTAGGAGGTTGGTAATGACGAGTCCGAACGACATGTTAAAGCGGACCCCCGAGGAAGCGGCGGCCAGGCAAGTTCCGCCGTCGCCGCCCGCCGGGGATAAAGCCACCGCGGCCTGGTGGAGCCAGGCGACCGGGCGGTGGCCCTACTTCAGCGCGCTGCGCGCCGCGGGTAAGACCGCGGAGGACCTGATGACCGAAGCGGAGTTCGTCGCGATGGTTGACGGCCACGGCGCCCGCGTAATCAGCGCCGACGGGACGGAACTCGACCCGAAGCGCGAACATCGTACGAAGGAGGTTAAGAAGAAATGACCCTCGGAAAACGGGACTTAAAGGGGTTCGTCCCCAGCATAAAAGACCGCGGCCTCGGCGCCAAGCCGGGCGACGGCGGCCGCGCCGGCTTCGCCGGGATCTCGAAGGGCGGCGATAAGACGCTGTTCTACGAGTTCAAGTCGCTGGCCGACGCCGTCGCGACGCTCGTCCGCGGCCCCGCGGTGGACCAACTCACGGACTTTTTCGACGACGGCTATGACCCGAAAGAACCGTCCCTCAGCGTCAAGAGCGTCGTCTACCGCGAGATCGACCCGACGGGCGGGACGGCCGCCGCTCCCGGGACGCCGCTTCTAACGGCCGGCGGCACCGGTACGGGTACCTGCACGTCGGGCGGCGTGCCGTATCGCGAACGAACCTACTGCATCAAGATCACGGCCAGCGGCAACATCGGCGCCGGCACCGTCCGTTACCGCCTATGCCGAAACTACGACGTCGTCGACGTGAACCATCAATACTGGGAACCGGAGCAGCGGATGGCCGTCACGGCCGTCGGCCCCCCCGCCAAATGCAAGATATTCCTCGAAGACCCGGGCTCCGGTAACTTCGTCGAGTTCACCGACAACGTCGTCCCGGCCGGCTCGTTCGTCGTCGGCGACCTGTGGACCTGGACCACGGCGCCGGCCCTTCCGACCGTCGCCAAGACGGTCGCGGCGCTTACGGACCTCGCGCAGTGGCGCGACGCCGGCAACAACGGCATCGGCGGCGCCGGCGACATCACCATGATCGGGACGGACCGCCCCTTCGCCTCGGCGGACTGGGACGACGTCCACGCGATCGCGACCTACCAGTGGAACAATAACATCCACCCCGTCCAGTTCGTCATCTCGACGCCGCTCGCGGTGAAGGCCCTCGGCCTCTACGTCATCGACGCGGCCGCGGCGGACTGGGCGCCCCAGCTCGTCACGGACAGCCTGACGTACCGCGTCACGACCATCCCCACCAACAGCGCGTTGAACGGCGCGCTCGAGGTGAGCGTGGTGTGGGGCTTAACGGATAAGTCCACCAACCAGGACGGCCCCCAGGTCCGCCATAAGTGCGGCTCGATCCTGGGGATGAAGGCCCGCGGCCGGTGGCACTGGAACATCCACTGGACGGACCGCTTCCCGTTCGTCGGGATGAAGGCGGTTTACCCGTGGAACTCGCCCTCCGACAACATGACGATCAAGGCCGCGTCGCCGGAGAACAACCGCCTCGCGGTCCTCTCGGTTGACGGCCACTTCATCACGGCGGTCCCGGGCGAGGGATACGTCGTCGCGATAACCGTGGACAACGAGTGGGCGATGGCGGACCTGCTCAGCGATTATTTCCTGGGGCCGTACTTCCGCATCGTCGGCGCGACCCACATCACCGAGCGCGTGTACTTCGCCGCGGCCGTGAACGGCGCTGGCTCGCCGGGCATCTCGTCCAACGACGCGGTCGTCCTGGAGGCGGAGATGAACGCCGTCATCCTGAAGCCGCGGACGGTGGACCCGAACAAGTCCGGCGATTCCGTCATCAAGCCGTACAACGCCGCCAACATCCACATCTGGGCGGAGAGCGACGTGTTGGTGACGCAGACCCTCGTATTCTCCCAAGTCATCGTCCCGACGGGCTCGAAGCGGCAACTCGCGGGATACACCCAACTGGCGCGGAGCCTGTAAGGAGGTTAGACGATGCCAGACGTATTAGGTACGACGTACGATAACCTCCGCATCCGCATCCTGGGGATCGAGCGCGTCGCGGACAGCTTCGATTACAGCTATGGCCGCGCGGACCCGGAGGAGATCAAAGACGCCTCGGGCGAGGTCGTCGGCTTCGGCCTCGGCTCGAAGCGCGCGGCGGACTTCACCATCGGCCTCACGACCGAGGAGTTCGAGGCGGCCGAGGCGCTGGCGCGCGTGTTGGGGAAAGACCTCACCGACGCCTGGCCCTTCCCTATTACGGTGAGCTACTGGAACGTCGTGAAGGACGGCAACTTTTTCAAGATGCAGGCCAACGTCCTCCGCATCCGGACCCTCACCAACTGCGTCATCAGCGACGTCTCCCGGCCCCACAAGGTGGGGGATAAGAAGTTCGTCGTGACGCTGAAGGGCAAGGCCACGAAGGTCGAATAACGGGGCGGTGACGGGCGGACCGCCAGAAGCGGTTCGCCCACCACTCCCCACCGCTTTAGCGGCACGCGGAAGCGTTCGGCGATAGAAACACCGTCCGAATCGAAAACGGCCTTATACGGCCCAAAAACGGGCGAGGAGAAGAGCGGCATGGCGGACGAAATTAAAGAGGAAGTCGTGGAAAAACCTCGGGCGACGCACGACGAGCTGGCCGCGTACATGGCGGCGCACAAGCCGCCCGAGGAGATCGTCGTCGAGGTCCAGTTCGGCGAGGGCGAGGAGGCGCGGACGACGGAGTTTCACTGCCGCCGGTCCATGCTGGCGTTCTCGCGCTACATGAAGGACGCCTACGGCCCGGGCGGCAATCCCGTCGCCGCGGCGCTCCAGTTCCTGGTGGACTCGACGGTGCCGGCGGAGCAGGCGACGATGACGGCGTTCGCGGAGCAGTACCCCGTGGACGCGGTCAATGCCGCGCACGCCCTCGAGAGCACGTACGTCACCGGCGACGTCGAGGCCGGCCTAAAAAACGGATCGAGGCCTGCCGGACCTTAGGGCCCGCGCAGGCCTCCGCCCTGCTTCGCGTCCTGTTCGGCGCGGTGCCGGATGACCAGGAGACGTTTATGGACCGGTTGGCCGAAGCCCACTGTTTCCTCGAATACCAGGCGGACCTGAACGCCGCGGCGCTCGTCGCGGCGCTCGCCCGGGCCTACGGCGGCGGTGACTGATGGGCGAATATCGCATCAGCGTGATCGTCAAGGGCGAGGGCGGCGCCGAAATCTCGAAGATGGAGACGGCCACCAAGGGCGTCACCCGTGAGGTCGGCCGCCTCGACGATAAGCTGAAGATGGTTTTCAGCAGAATGGAATCCGTCGGCAAGAAGATGATGCTGGCGGGGACGGGGATCGTCGGCGGCCTGGGGGCGCTGGCGGTCGTGGGGGCGAAGAGCCGCGACGAACTCGAGAAAGCCGAGGCCAAACTCAAGACCTTCCTTAAAACCGACGAGAAGGTCAAGGCCGCGATGACCTGGGCGGAGGCCAAGGAGTTCAAAACGCCGTTCGACGAGACCGAGATTATGAACGCGATGGCGGTGATGGAGAACTACCAGCTCAAATACACGGACTGGTTCGACACCCTCGCCAACGCGTCGGCGGGCCTCGCGAAGCCGGGCGAGAACCCGGCGGACCGGCTCGAGTCGCTGAGCATCGCGATGGGGAAGATCGCCGCCGGCGACCCGATGGGCATGCGGTTGCTGAAGAGCGCCGGCATCAACCTTAAAAAGGCCGGCTTGGACTTCGAGGAAGGCACGACCGGCTGGGCCAAGATGGTCTCGAGCCCGACGGAAACCCTCGCGAAGCTCCGGTCGTACATGGACACCGAGTTCGCCGGGTCGATGGAGCGGATGGCGAACACGGGAGAGCGGACGTTCTTCCGGTTTAAGGACGTCGTTAAGGACTCGCTCCGCGACGCGGTCACGCCGGCGATGACGGAGGCCACGAAAAAATTAAAGCTCTTCATCCAATACATCCAGACGCCGATCGGCAAGGCGAAGATGGAGGCGGCGATTAAGTCGCTCTCCGACGTGTTCATGACGGCGGTAAAGGGCGGCGAGGCGTTCTTCACGAAGGTCTGGCCGAAGCTGGAGGCCCTGCTGGAGTGGTTCGGGAAGCTCGACCCTAAAATCAAATTAGCCATCCCCGCGATTCTTCTCCTCGGCGGCGCGGGTATGACGGCGGCCGGGAAGATCGGGATGCTGGTATTTTGGATAAAACAACTCGGCATCTTCGGCCCGGCCGCCGCGAAGGGCATCGGCGGCGTCGGCGGTGCGGCGGCGGGAGCCATTGGCCCCGTGCTTGCCGCAGCTGCAGCGTTGGCCCAAATGTACGGCGTATATAAGCTGTTTACGTCGGTTCTCCCGTCGGTACAAGAAAAACTCTATGGCGAAGCGCCGGGAACGCGGTGGCGAGGGAAGGAAACGCTTACGAAACCTATCGAGGGTGCGTTAGCGTGGGCATCCGGTGAGATGTCATATAAAGAGGCGTCTGAAGCCTACGGAACAAAAGCCGGATACGAAAAGAGGTTCGGCCCGGCTTTCGGAACCCCCGAATGGGCCGCGAAATACCAAAAACCGGCTGGCGGCGAAATGTGGAAACCGCTTGCGGTGCCGGACGTCCCGGGTGGGGCTGGTGGTGGCGGCGGTGGCGGAGGCGGCGGCGAAGGTGGCGGGGGCAGCGGCGGCCGCGGCGCCGTAACGATCTACCAGACCATCGAGCGGTTAATCATGAACGGCGGCGAGATCAAGGACGCGGCTTCACTTATGAACGTTTTGGGGAAAGTCGCGACGTCGGAGGTTCCGGCCAGTGGGTAGCGCGCTCGAACTCATCCCGGGCGTGGGGAGCTTGATGAAGCGCTGGTACGCCGGCGCCGGCGACGCCGGCGTGATGTTCTCCCCGGACGCGTTCGTTACCCTCGCCGGCTACAAGATTCAACTTCCGGTGGACATCGCCCTCTCGGCCCGGCGCGTCGTCAACGTCCGCACCAACGACGGCCTCCGCGACTCAATCAAGCAGCTGACGCCGACGGTCACGATGGACATCACGCTCGGGGGGCGCTCCGGAAATTGGCGCAAGGCGACGTTGCCGCCCATCCCCACCCTCCCGGTCATCGGCGGCGCGGCCGCCACCGTAACCGGCGTCGTGGGAACGCTGTTGGGGACGTCGGAGCTCGTCGCGACGACGGACATCCTGGGCGAGATATTCGGGACGCTCCGCAAGGCCGAGGCGCCGGTGACGATCGAGGACGCCGACGGCGTTCTCGCGGACCTGGGCGTCTACGCTGCCGTCCCTCTCTCGTTCGATATGTCGCCGATCCGCCCGGGCTACACCTGGACGATGGGGCTGTTGTGGGACCTGGACGAGGACCCGGTAGAGGTGCTGTTCCCCACCGAGGAGGAGACGGGTGGCTAAGGGGACCTATCACCGCGTCGGCGCCCGCGACGACCTGATGCACCTCGCGGCCTGGTACTACGGCGACGCCGCGGCGTGGTCGCATATCTACTGGGCGAACGTCGACGTGTATGGCGACGACTTCGAGAAAATCCCCGCTGGCGCCACGGTCTTCATCCCCGACGCGGAGACGGGAAGCATCACCGTACACCTGAAGCCGCCCGGCGTTCTCCTCCGGGCCAAGGCGACGTGGGGTTACCCCGGCGGGCCGCGGTTCATGCTGCGCCTCGGGCCGAACAAGACGGCGTTCGAGGTCGTCGTCGCGGCCGACGGCTCGCAGCACATCCTCTTCGCCTTCGCCGACGGCAGCGAGATGATGACCGGGCCGACCGGCGTCGCGGACGCCGCCGAGTCGCTGGGCGTCGATGAAAACACGCTCAGCAACGCCGCCGGCGACGGCTCGACGGCGCAGGCCGCGGCGATGACCGCGCCGCCCGCCCGGGTGCGGACGCGGCCGCGCCGACATACGGTGACGAACCTTCTGCGCGACGCCGTCGCCGAATACTACGGCCACCCGTATTTTTACTTCGACGTGCTGGACGTCAACACCGCGGACGACCGGCCCGGCTGGGCGGCCGGCTTACCGGTAACGATGCCGCCGCGGTTTAAGCGCAACCTGGTCATCGAAGCGGCGAAATGGAGGGACCGGATTGGTCGTCGTTAACCCGCGCTTCACGCTCGACATAACCCGCGCCGACGGCCGCGCCTACAAGGTCAAGGGCCTCGCGTCCGCGACGGTCCGCATGGACCGCGAGAAGTCGGCGGATGAGCTCGAGCTGGAGTTCCCCGCGGCGCCGGCGTTCACTCTCGACCTCTTCGCACCCGAGGACGTCGTGGCGCTGGCGCTGGGCTACAAGGAGTTCGGGCCGGCGCCGGTCTTCGAGGGACTGATAACCGAGGTGGGGCCAAACCTGCCGCTCAACGTCAAAGCCAAGTCCCGGGGCGAAGCGGCGCGGACCGGCGCGTACAAGAAAACCTACGACGGCCAGAAGTGGGTCGACATCGCCCGCGACGCTTTGACCAGAGCGGGGCTCGAGCCGGTACTCTCGACCTACCCGGCGCCGACGACGCCGCCCAAGAAGTTCCGCGTGGACGGCCAGACCCCCGCCGGCGTCCTCGACCGCTGCGCGGAGGAGACCGGCTGGTGTTGGTACTCGGTCCCGGGAACGGCGAAGGGATGGTTCGGGCCGCGGTGGGAGGAGCCGGCGAGCGAGGGGAAGACGTGGCTCTTCGTCGTCGGTCGCAACGTCTTCGCCGACGGCTGCAAGCTGGAATACATCAAAGACCCGCGCGTCAAGCGCGTCGTCGTAACGCTCACCGACGCCGACTTCGAGAAGCCGTCGGCGACGGGCGAGTACAAGGACCCGCAGTATAAAGCCGGCGACGCGGAGAAAAAGCTGTCGTTCGCGGTGTCGGACCCCAAGGCGGCGGCGGCCAAGGACCGCGCCCGGGAGGAGTTCCTGAAAGTATCGACGTCGGGGTATACCGGCTCGTTCACCGCCGTCGGCAACCCCTACGTCCTACCTGGCTCGCGCATCGCGATCCTGGCGCCCCGGAACGACGACACGGTCCGCCACGCGACGGTCGCGGCGGTGGACCATAAACTCGCCGACGGCGAATACACGATGGACGTAACCGTCGCCGGCGGCGCGACGGAGGGAACGGCATGACGCCGCCGCGCACCCTCGCGGAAATCGTCAAGACGGTGGCGCCGCCGCCCGTCGTCTTCACGACCGGGACCGTCAAGGCCGTGGACGAGGCGACGCTCTCGGTGGACGTTACGCCCGACGACGGCGGCGAGGTTATCGCGAACGTCCCGCTCCGCGTGATGCGCTACCAGAACCAGACCGGCGTCGCCGTCGTCCCGAAGGTGGGGACGGAGGTCGTCGTGGAGTGGCTTGATAAACACCGCCCAAGGGTCGCCGCCGCCCAGGAGTGGACGAAGATCATCATGCTCACGGCGCAGGGGTTCGGCGTCATCATCTCGGACGTCATCGCGATGGGCGACCAGAACCAGGCGAAACATCCCGTTCCGTGGGGCGATACGCTGGCGACGTTTCTGAACTCGTTCCGCTCGTGGGCGGCGACTCATGACCACGGTGCGGGGCCGCCCTTGACCTCGCCGCCGATGGTCCCCGGCGACCTCATCAGTTCGGACGTGTATACGTCGTGAGGGAATTATGGCTATAGCATCCCTTGATAACTACCTCGCCGCCCCCAAGCAGAACCTAACGTGGGCGAAAACGGGAACGAGGACGCTCGTCGCCGCGATGCCCTACAGCGTATTCGACGTTGCGGGGAACCCCGGGGCGGGCGTCCTAAACGTCGGCAACACGGCGAACGGCGTCGTCCCCACGGACGCGGTTGCGGGGTATCCGATAATCGCGAGCTTCGGCGGGTTGCTCGGATACCTTACCCGCTTGGCTTACGATTCGAGCGTCGCGTGTAGGATAGACCTCTATGACCGGATATTCGCCGCTGGCGCGTATGCCTTCAACGCTAATACAACGCTGGCTTCTCAGCCCTCGTTCGCGTCGCGCGTCCCGGACGGGAATTACGCCGGGTTGGAGTTATGGCTTGAAGGGGTAACGGCGTTCACGGGGGCCTTGTCGGCGCGGGTTTACTACCTCGACCAGGGCGGGAACGCGGGCGATACGGGCGTCGTGGCTACGGGCGTTACGCCGCCCGTCGGCCGTTGTGTCCAAATGCCGCTCGCGGCCGGGGATAACGGCTTGCGCCAAATCAATCAGGTTACGTTCAGCGTTGCGACGGCCGGGACGGTCAACGTAATGGTCCTCCGACTCCTCGCGTCCGTGCGCGTTCGCTCCGCCAACGACGGCGGCGTTCAGGATTTACTCGCGCTGGGAATGCCTCGGATATTCGAGGACAGCGCGCTCTACGGTTTAATCTCGGCTGACAGTATCGCCGTCGGCCTTCCGTACTTACAGGCGCAGGTGGCGTGTGGCTAATATCTGGAGACGCTGCCCCGATAGTCGGATAATGACCGACGCCCTGATAAGAGACCGCGTTGGCGACGGCGCCTATTTAATCGCGGCGGGGTTTTGGGAATACACGGCGCCCCAACCCCCCTCGGGTTGGGCCGTATCGCCGCCCCCCCATTTTATAAATAACAGCGGAACATAATGTCAACCTACATCTTAGAAAACGCGGTAACGCTGAACTTCGCCGTCCACATCCCGGCGACGGGGGCGGTGTCCGACGCCGACGCGCTGCCGACGGCTAAAATATTCGAAGCCGATAACGATACGGCGATATTGACGCCGACGGTTACGCGGCGGGTAGGGGCGCAACGGACGGGCGAGTACCGGGTAGACTTCACGGCGTCGGCGGCCAATGGCTTCGAGGCGGGGAAATCCTATTGTTGCGCGTTCATCTACGTCATCTCCACCATCGCCCAGAAACAGGTTCGGGATTTCACCATCGACTCCAAGATGGTGGGGGCGCTGAACGACCTCGCGCAAGCCGCTATCCTAAACGACGCGACGCCGTTTGCGGGCGCGAGTGTCGCCCTGGTTAAAGCTCAAACAGACAAGCTCACGTTCTCGGGCGCGAACGTCCAGGCCCGCGCTGCCGACAAGGGCGTCCTCAACGACATCCCGGCGACGGCGATTATATCCGACGGCGTTCCGTTCCTGGGCGCGAGAATAGACGGGGCAATAACGTCGCGCGCGGACGCGGCGGCGTGGACGCCCGGGCGGGCGGCGAAGGTGGACAACCTCGACGCCCTGGTATCAAGCCGCGCCGCCCCCGCAGACTTAGCGAACCTCGACGCGGCGGTGTCCTCGCGGGCGGTAGAGGCGACTGTGGCCAAAGAGGCATCCCTTGCGCCGCTGGCGCTGGAGGCGACGGTCAACGCCGTCCCGGCTGCGGCTTCTGCCGCCGTAACCGCGGCCCACGGCGCCGGGTCCTATGTAGATAGTGGCGCGGCCCCCACCGTCGGGGCTATCGACGCGCAGTTATCCGGGACGCACGGCGCGGCGAGTTGGGAAGGCGGCGGCGCCAGCCCCGACATCTCCGTTATCCTTAGCGTCGTGAACTATAACAAGACCCTCGTCGAGCAGATATTCAAGCGGCTCGGGTTGCGTTGGGGAGGAATGTAGTGACGCTGCGCCAAATCGACTTCGTCGGCCTCGACCGCAGCGACCTTATGGACCTGGTCGTGGTCGCCGCCGGACCCGAGAACCAGGGGTCGCTCGCCACCGCCGAGGGCGACGACGTCATCCGCCGCGACCTCCAGGAGTTACTGCTCACGCCGATGTACAGCCGCCTCTACGAACCGTTCTGGGGCCACATCTTTGACCTTCACGCCGGCGTCCCGGGCGACGGCGCCGGCCCCGCGTTGAAGGAACTCAAGCGCGAGTGGCGGCGGCTGATGGAGCGCGACCGCCGCGTCAAGGCCGAGACCGCCCGCGTCACCTACGACGACGTCGCCGACGAATACTGTTTTAACGTGGAGTCGGCGCTGACGGGCGAGCTTATCAGCGTCGCGATGAGGAGTACGTAATGGCGACCTTTAAAACCGAGACCGAAATGTACAACGACGTCGTGGCGGCCGTCCAAACCGCGATCCCGACGCTGACGAACTTCAGCGAGGGCTCGCCCGAGCGCGTCCTCGCGCGCCTCGTGGCGTTCGGCCTCTCGATGGCGTGGAAGGTCCTCTACCTCGTCTACGCCGGGATATGGCCGGCGACGGCCGACCTCGCCGCGCTGAAGAACTGGTACGAGGTGTTCGGGCTGACGTGGGATTCGCCGACCGAGCGGCAGGCCCGGCTTCAGATCATCGCGAAGTTCCGCGAGCGCTCGCTGGGGACGGCCGGCTGGTACGAGTACACGGCTATAACGCAGTTCGACGGCGTGACCGAGGCGTACTGCTTCGCGGGGAGGAGAGGCGTCAACACCATCGACCTCCTCGTTCTCTACCACGGCGGCGACGCCCTCCCGGCCGACGTGATCGCCGTCCAGGCGTACTTTGACAACGCCGCGCGCAAGGTGGCCGCGATCGACGTCCGCGTCCTCACCCGCAGCGACGTCGAGGAAGAGTTGTTGGCGGCGGCGGAGGATACGGCGTAATGCCCCCTCGATTCATACAGACTTTCAACGCGCTGTATAACAAGCTCCCGTTCGCGGACACGGCGCGGACGGTTTTAAGGGCGTGGGCGGAGGCGGTCCGGCGGGAGTTGGGCGTCGACGCCGCCGGCTACGCCGTCCACTTCGATGGCGTCGACGACTTCGTCAACGTTCCCCACGACGCCGCCTGGGGCGCGAATACCGGCCTCAACATCATAAACGAAATCAGCGTCGAGGCCTGGGTTTACTGGGAGAACGTCGGCGCGGACGTGGACGTCATCTGCTCCAAGGGCGTGGACGTTTATCAACTGGAGACGGGCGCCGGCGGCGTCGTCAACTGTTTGCGGTTCACGCCCCTCGCCGGCGTCACGATCACGTCGCCCATCAACACGTTCCCCTCCAACCAGTGGAACCACGTCGTCGCGACCTTTAACAGCGCCACCCGCGCCGGGTTTATTTACGTCAACGGCGCCAACACCGCGGCCGTCGTCGTGGACGGCGGCGGGCCGCTGGCGGCCTCCGCGGCCGCGTGGAACTGGGGCCAGGAAACGGGGGGCGCGACGCCGTTCAAGGGACGGCTGGACGAATGCCGGGTATGGGGTAAGGTCCTCTCGGCCGCCGAGGTGACGGAACTCTATGCCGCCGGCGCGGGGTTCTACCTCGACGCGGAGGCCCTCGCGACCGCCGAGGCCTACGCCTACCAACTCCGCGGGTACTGGCGCTTCGACGAAGGGACTGGACTGGTGACGGACGACGCGTCGCCCACCGGCGCCGACGGGACGTTGACCAACGGGCCGACGTGGATCGCGGGCAAGGTCCCTACGCCGAAATGCCTTCAGACCGCCGCCAACCGCGTCTACGACGCGATCTTCCTACCGCGCGCCCGCACCGCGGAGCTCGACGCCTGGGGCGCGCTTTTGAACGTCGCCCGGACGGCCGGCGAGTCGGACCCGGCGTACCGCACCCGCCTCTTGACCGCGTGGCAGACGGCCGCGGCCGCGCTCACGGTCAAGGCCCTCACCGACGCGCTGAACGTGAAGGGCGCGACGTACGTCCCCGTCCTATCCGTGACCCGCATCGACGAGTACTACAAGGACCGCATCGAGAACGGCACCGCCGCGGCGGATACCTGGTCGCTCGGCGACCGCTGGGGGTTATGCGAGTTGGACCTCCTGTCGTTCGGCGTCGTCCTGAGCCGCATCCCCACCGCCGTCGAGGCCCAGGAGCTTATCAACATCGTCGCGGCGTTGAAAGCCGCGCAGGTCTGCGGCTGGCTCCTGAACCAGCTCGCGACGTTGCCCATCACGTACCGCGCCCGGGCCAAGGCGTACTCCGCCACCGTCGCGGCGTGGCTGTGGGACGACAACTTTAACCGGGCGACGCTGCCGGGGGCCGTGACGGACCTCTACGATACGTACGGCGACGCCGCGCCGGTGTGGACGTATACCGCCCTCGCGGCGCTGTGGGGCGACGCCTCGAACGGCGCCGGCGGCGGCGTGCCCCGCGTCTGCGTCCCGAAGTTGACGCTCGCGTCGCCGCTCCTCTTCCGCGAGCGCGACATCTACGTCGACGCCCAGCTTAAAATCGACGTCCTGGTGGCCGGGACCGGCTTCGCCGGCGTCGCGCTCCGTTACGACGAGGCGACGAACAAGGGGTACTTCATCGGCTTCGCGACGACGCCGGCATCCACGTACACGGTTTATTACTTCGACGGCGCGGCGTGGAACGTGTTGCTGGGGCCGACGGCCGTCGGCGTGGACATGGCCGCCGCGTACCGCCGCGTCCAGGTAACGCTGGAGGATAAGTACCTCACCCTCATCGTCGACGGGACGGTCCTGGAAAACCGCACCGACATCGGCGTCGCGATCGCGACGGCCCAGCGGTGGGGGTTCTGCTGCAAGGGCATCAACGTGGACCTTTACGCCGACGACATCCGGTACTGGTAGGAGGCCGCTATGGTTAACCGCACCAACGTGAACGACGCCTTTTTCCTGGGCGACTGGATTCTAAACGACGATTACCTCCGCGACGCGAACGCCGCCGCCGAGGACGACCGCCTCCACGGCCGCGAGCACTGGTCGATCTACGCCGTCATCAATGAGGGACTAAGCGTCAATAACGGCACCAACCCCGACACGTTCATGGTCCGCGCCGGCATCGCCCGCGATATGGACAAGTACCTGATCTACGTCCCGGTCGACGTCGACAACGTCGCCTGCGTGGATACGACCGGCGGCCCGAACTACGTCGCCATCCGCCACATCTGGGCGTACGCCGGCGCCCGGGCGGCGATTAAAACCGCCAGCGCTTACAACAGTCAGCGCGCCGACTCGTACGAAGTCAACGTCTCGGGAATCGCTCAAACCGAGGCGGCGGGGTGGGTGCGGCTGTGCGTGGCGACTAAATCGGGAGGCGTCTGGTCTTACAACTTCAACCGCCCGTACCGCTCGCGGTTCGGCCAGTACGGCCTCGTGTCGTGGACGTTCTTCTATTTGGGGGTCGTTCCGGTCGGGCCGGTGCTGATGTTACACCAGGGCGTTCCGTACGAGCTGTGGACCTGCCCCGTCGACGCCCTCCTGTGCAAGATGACGATCGCGGCGCGTGTCGTTGGGGCGGGGATAACAACCGCAACGGCAAGAGTAGCCGGCGCCGCCACGGCCTTGAACGTAGCTTTACCCGGCGCGGCGCTCGGGCCCACGACCAACTTCTCGCCGGCCGGGGCGGCCGGCCTAATCGACCAGCCCGTCCACGTTCAGATCGGGGCGGCCGGCGGCGGCGCCACGGACGCCGCCGTAACGCTGACGGGCTACATCATCCGGGGGTTGGCGTAATGGATAACGAACCCGAAAGCGAGGCCGTATGACCGAACCCAACAGCATCTGCCGCGAGCACTCGGGGTTATGTCGCGAGGTCCATGACCTCCGCGGCGACGTCGCCGACCACGAAGCCCGTTTACGCGGCGGCCAGGACCAATTCGCCGCGGTGAAAAGCGACCTCCGCGTCGTGAAGATTTTGATAACCCTTGCCGTCATCGCGTCGTTCATGGGGGGCGCCGTCGGCCCCAAAATTTGGAAGGCGTTCGGCTTTATTCACTAAGGAGGCACTATGATTTGGCTCGCCCTAACAATCGGCGTCGCCCTCTACTGGCTGACGCGCTACCAGCGGGAACTGTCGTCCGTTAAGTTCCTCGGCTTCGTCGAGTACGCCCTCGCGGAATGGCGCAACCTGCTCTGGGGCGCCCTCGGCGCCGTCCTGCTCTACGTCCTCTACGTCCACGCTGCGCCCGAGGTCCTCAAGGTTGCGGCGCGCAAGTGGGCGTTCCTGGACGGCGTAGTTATCCCCGCGATTAACTTCCCCATCGCGGCGCTGCTCGGCTTCGCGGGGAAGAACGTCGCGGACCGGCTGCCCCGCGTCGTGAACTGGTTCGGCGCGAACATCCGGCTGCCGTGGGGGAAATGATGACGGTCAACTGGCGAACGGCCGCGCCGAAGGATATAATCGGCGTCCTCATCCCGACGCGCCTCGGCGCCGTCCACTTCGGCAACCTCGGCCTTACTACCTACGAGGCCGCGGCGGCGAAGCAGATAGAGTGGCCCGGCGCCCTCCTGGTCCCGGCCGAGGTATGGCCGCCCGAAGTCCCGCACGTCGGCCATCCCCTAACGATTAAGTGCCTCCTCGCGGCGTCGCGGCTGCTGGACAAGTGGGCGCGGGACCGCGCGGCGAGGGACGGCGTGCCCTTCACGACCGGCCGTATCGTTACCGGCGGCTTCTTCCGGCCCCTCGGCACGACGTGGGGCGAGGGCGAGTTCGCCGACCCCCGCGGCGCTTTGGACAGCGTTGACGCCCTCGGGCACTGGTATATGGCTATCGACATCTGCCGGACCGACACCGGGAAAACGTGGACGCCCGTTATCCCGAAGGCGGTCGTGGACGAGAAACTAAAAGCCGCCGGGTTGAAAACTCCCTTCGCCGTGGAACCGTGGCACTACCGCCCGGGCCTCGCCGCGCGCGAGGCGTGGGCTAAAAAGCAGGTGGTATAGAATGGCCCTCAAGGAATTCTTAGACCGATTAAAAACGGCGATGACGTTCGTCAAGTGGCTCATCGTCGCCCTCGTCATCCTCGCGGTCATCGCCGGAGCTATATGGCTCGGCGCGCGCGGCTGTCATAAAAACGCGGCTTCTTCTTCGGTTGGCAAAGGCGGGGCGTCGACACAGGGCGCCCCGCCGGGATGGTCCGTCGCCCCCGTGGAGGAGACGCCGCTGATTGAAAACCCCCTCCGCCGGTCCAAAGCCGGCGAGGAGACGAAGGGCTTCCCGGCGGGGAGTAAAGTCGTAGAGGTCGAGACCCACGGCGAGCCGACGGTGAAAATCGGCATCCTCCCCGGCGGCCAGGTAGTTACCGAGGAGGGCCACGCGGCGCAGGTCTATTTTAAGCGCCCCGCGCTGTTCGCGCTCGGCGTGGACCCTATCGTTGGCGTCGGGTTGTCGGCGGCCGATAAGTTCGGGCCGGGGATATTGGCCGGTGTGGATGTCGTGAAAATCGGGCCAGCCCGTATCGGCGCCGGCGCCCTCGTGGACCCGCTCGGGCCGGTGTCGGTTGCCGGCGGCGCGACGTTCGGCGCGGACGTTTATAAGAACGTAGGGGTTCGCGGCTTCGCCGGCGCGGGAAACCACGGCTGGACGTTCGGCGCCGCGGCCACGATAACGATTAAATAACCGAAAGGAGGTGGCTAAATGCCCCGGATAGACGTAGGTCGTTATCAACACCCGGAATCGACCGGCTTTAAGGGTTGGCTCGAGCCGGAAACGGGCGACTGGATTGTGTTCGTCCGCAACGACGGCGCGGTGTTGACCTACTGGCGGGAGAAGTCGGGCGCGGTTATAGGCGACCCGGCTATACTCACCTAACGCATCCGGCGGCAGGTGGCCGCCTTTGAGCTACAAATGAGCTACAAATTAAAACGCCGCCTTTCGGGGCGGCGTTTTTTCTAATGCTGGTAAGCCGGCGGTGGGACTCGGACCCACGACCTGCTGATTACAAACCGAGACGGGTCGTTCACGTCTAACCCCCGCCATCCCTTAACTCGTTTAGCGCGGCGGCGTTCCGTCAAGTTGTTTCGGGCGAGAGAGCGTATCATAAGCGGCCAAAACGGTCAAGTGGCTACAACGGGGAGACGGGGGGGAGCTTCGCGATCGCGGCGCGCTTGAGCTGGCCGACGACCTCCAGGTAGCGCGCCGTCGTCGCGATGTTCGTGTGGCCCAGGAGGTCGCGGACGGTGTTCACGTCGGCGCCGTGCGCGAGGAGGTACGTCGCGAAGTAGTGGCGGAACTGGCGGAAGCCGAACGACACGCCCGTTGCCGCCGTCGCCCGGCGCCACCGCCGGCGGATGTCGTTGACGTAGGGGGCGCCGCGGCCCGGAAAGAGGTAGCCGGCGCCGTATCGGCCCACGAGCCGCGTCAGGACCGCGACGAGGGCCGGCTCCTCGACGGGGATGTAAACCACCTTCTCCCGCCGCCGCTTCGACATCGCGACGGCGAGGACGCGCCGACTCGCGTCGTACGACTCGCCCTTGAGTTCAAAGACGTCGCCGCGGCGGAGGCCGGTGTAGAAGGCGACGACGCCGAGGTCATAGAGCAGGGCGTCGTGCTCGCGGCACCAGCCCAGGAAGCGGAGAATGTCGGCCTCGGCCGGGATGACGACGGCGCGGCGCGGCTCGGGGAGGGACCGCAGGCCGGCCGCGGGGTTCATACTTACGACGCCCTCGCGAAGGGCGACGTTGAAGAAGTGGCGGAGCGTCGCGAGCTCGCGGTTGTAGACGAAGGGGGAGCCGCCGGCGTCGGCCCGGCGCCGCGCGAGGTGGCGGTCGACGTCGGCGCGGGTGACGTGGCCGGCCGGGATGTTCCCGACGGCCTCGACGAACGCGCGGAGGTGGGCGGCCTTGAGGTTCGCGGTGCGGGGGACGTTGTACTCGCGGCAGGCGTCGAGGTACGCGGCGACGAGGGCGGCGAGCGAGACGCGCGCGCTGAGGTCCGGCGGGCGACCCTCGGCGAGGGCCTTCTCGATCTGGCGGCGGTACTCGAGCGCGGCCTCTTTGGTCTGGACGCCGAGGGACCGGGTGAACCGCCGCCCCTGGTGTCGGACGTCGGCGTACCAGACCTTGCCGCGTTTGTAGATGTGGACGGAGGCGACGCGGGGCATCCGCTAATGGTATAACGCCTTGACGCGGCCGAGGGAGGCGGGGGCGACGGCGGTCTCGTTGGTCGTCCGTTTATAGACCCAGCCGTCGCTCGACCTCACTTCCCAGATGTAACCGGCGTCCCAGCTTACGCCGCTTGAGTATAACCCCATAGCGCCGAAGTTAGCGATGACGCTACCGGTGGTTGTCGCCTTTACTATGTAATGATTTTCGCCGGCGGCGGTTGCGCCGAACCACAGGTACGGACCGGCGACGTCGAGGCCGCCGAGGGGGCTAAAGTTGGCGACGGCGACGGTCGCGACGGTGGAACCAGACGTCGTCATCTTGACCAGCCCGGGCGCCGTCGTAAGCCAGACGTACGCGCCGTCGTAGGCGACGCCGCCGGACTCCGGCGCCGCAAACGAGCTTACGACGTTGAAGTTCGTGTCGAGGCGGTATACCATCCCCGGCGACGTAGCGCAGACCCAGGCGCCGCCGGCGTACATGTCTATGTCGTTGGAGTTGGGCGACGGCGTCGCGATAATACTCGTTATCGAACCCGTCGTCGTCAACTTCAGGATTCGCCGCCAGTTGTTATATTGGGCGACGTGGTAGAGGTAGCCGCCGTAGGCCTCGATGCCGTTGCACATCGGCACGACGCCAGGCGATTTGAACGACGATACGATCGACCCGCCGCCGCCCCAGGCAACGGCCGCGACCAGCGTTAGAGCAACGAGCGTTTTCATGTTTCCCTCCACATGGTTAGCGTACGACCAAAGTATAGCGGCTCCCCGAGTCGTAAGGCAAGGAGTTTTTTTAAGACTACCTATTCGCCCCTAAACTAAGGGCGACATACACTTCAAGGGCTATACCCTCGCGCTTCGGCCTTCTTCTTGCTCGTAGGTATTGCGCTCTTCCGAAGGTGACGACACCCCGCGGCATGGTATTTATTCCCGGTCCTCGTCAGGTATACGGTATAACTATCGTCGTCTTCGGTTTTGGTAGGTTCGGAAATGCCCGCCGCTTCTCGTTCCGACACCGGCTTGGGCGGCGTATACCACAATCCCTTACCGCCTTCCCGGGCGACGGCTTCGGCGTCTTTGAACCGTCCCGCGTAGTCAACGTTCGGCGGAACGGTGTACGCGTTGGCGTAACCGTCGCTGACCATCTTCTCGTTTATGAAAATCGTTCCTTCTGGTCCAACGACGAATACGTAAGCGAGCAGACGCCCATACTTATCGCGATCGCGGACGCCCAAGGCCAACATAACGTCTTTATCGGCGACGAGGTCTTTCAAATAGTCGCGGGCGCGAGCCGCGTTCTCGCCGTTCACGGCCGATATTTCCGGCGCGTTAATGCCGATTAGCCGGACCTTCTCGACCTTGCCGTCCGCGAGTTTCGCCGTAAAAGTGTCGCCGTCATAAACGTTGGTGACGACCGCGGCAATGGTTGTCTTCCCTTCGAGTTCGGCGGGGATTTGCGGGACGGTGGCTTCGAGCGGCTTCTGTTCGGGGACCGTCTTTACGTCGTTGCCGCCGCAGCATCCCCACGCTAAAAATGAAACGCCCGCGACGACCCAACCGCTTTTTAAAGGCATCGTCTTACCTCCCCGGTTTTTGTTTTTCTCTACGCCTTAATTCCAGGTACGCGTACATCCGTACGATTTCTCCTCTTATCCCCGATAAATCATCCGCCCCCGATTGGGTTACCCGCAACATCACGTCGGCCGTATAGCTGGCGACGAGGGAGGCGCGTTCGGCGGGGGGCATCGCGTCTACCCGGGCCATTATTTCGGGATCGGGTTTTCCAATCGTACCGCCCAACGCGCGCTCGAGCGCTGCAAGGCGGTCCTCGACGGCGAGGGCGGGGGCATCCTCTTCACCGGTGAGTAGGTAGGAAGGCGATACCTCAAAAACGTCCGCGATTTTCTTTATAGTCGTATTATGCGGCCGGTGATTTTCGTCATTCAGTATATTATAGATAGCTTGATGGGATAGGTGGGCCTTCCGGGTTAATCCCCGGACGGTTACACCTCTTTCTTTTAATAACCGGCTTAATATCTCTTTTGTTTTCAGCACGTTATGGACACCCTAAAAATATATGGCTTATACACTCACTTTTTCCTTGACACTATCAGCCCCTTATGATACGCTGTCCTCGTAAGGTTCACCGCCCCTCTTCCGGGGCAAGCTTTAACGCCAACGTCGTAAACCTTCGTTTATCACAAGTAGGCGTCTATGTCAACGACAAAACAACGGTACGCCGTGGATACGGAAGCCATCGCCGCCGCCTTCAACGAGCGGGGATTGAAAATGAACTGGGTAGCCCACCGCCTCGGCATCCACCCGACGCGGTTTTCGCAGTTCATCAACGGCCACGTGCGGATGCCGGCGACGCTGGTCGCGCCGCTCGCGCAGGAACTCGGTGTCACCGTGGCGTTCATACGTAGCATCTTTTACATCACGTGCGCCGATCCGTCAATCATAGCGCGGAACGGAGATTAAGATATGGCCACCGAGAAGAACGCCGACGTCTGCGCCGCTATTAAGGCGACGTTCCACGAACCCCGCGACCGCCGCGTTAACGCCAAGCAACTCGCCGAGGACATTAACGTCCGCGACGAATTCGCCCTCTACGAGCTCGCCAACCCCAACTCCACCCAGCACGTTTACGTCGAGCACGTCATCGCCCTCTTCAAGGCGTCGAATCGCGACCCCCGCGTCCTCGACGTCGTATGCGGGAAATGCGGCGGCGTCTTCGTGGACCTGGAGTCGTATCGCGGCGCCAAGGGCGAGGGTCGCCTGGCCGGCGCGATGAAGGCGGCGGCGGTCTTCTTCAAGGAGGGCGCGGAGGCGCTCGAGGACGGCAGGGTTACGCCGCTCGAGCGCGCGGCGATGGAGAAGAAGGCGCGCGCCGCGATCGCGACGATCGTCGCCTTCACCGAGGGGGTGGGGAGATGAACGACCTCACCGTAGAGGCGGCCGTCTACACTGCCTCCGAAATAGTCGGCCTTCTCAAACAGAAGAGCGTCCGCACCGTCAACGACCTCGCGGCGAAGGGGAAGCTCCCGGGCGCGTTCAAGGTCGGGCGGTCGTGGCGGTTCGTCAAGGCCGCCGTCGACGCCTACCTCGCCCGGGCGGCGACGGTGCCGCCGCCGGTCCCGTCGATACCGAGGGGGCCGGGGCGGCCGCGGCAACCCCTCGACCTGCGGGCGGCTTTTCGTGAACGGTAGTTACCCCACGGGGAGCCGGCGCGGCCGGCCGAAGGGAGCGAAGGTATGACACCCGACGAAGAGAGTTACTGGTGGGAAGAAATCGTAGCAAGCATACCGGGCGACCGCGACCAATTATGGACGGCGTTACGAAATTACGCCGCCGCCATCCGCGCCGAATACCCCGACCCCGATAAGTCCGCGGCGCTCGTGAAGGCGGGAGAGGGGATGTTGCGGACGACCAGAGCACCAAATCCAGACATCGCTTGTTGGGAAGAACGCGATGATTTAAAAGGCGCCCTCGCGGCCCTCACGGAGGGGAAGCCGAAGGGAGCGAAGGTATGACACCCGACGAAGAGAGTTACTGGTGGGAAGAAATCGTAGCAAGCATACCGGGCGACCGCGACCAATTATGGACGGCGTTACGAAATTACGCCGCCGCCATCCGCGCCGAATACCTCGACCCCGATAAGGTCGCGGCGCTCGTGAAGGCAGGGGAGGGGATTTTGCGGACGACCCGCCGCACAATGTCCATCGACGAGCTCGGCATTTCAAGCGATTAAGCGGCCTTCGGGCCGTCGGGGGCGTAGCTCAATATCAGGTAGAGCGTGGGCGAGCTAACCGAAGGAGAGATAGGATGGAATACGATTTTAAGAAATTTCTCGGCAACGAATATGGTTCGGCGCCTAACCGCCGTATCCACTTATGCGGCGCGGAAAAAGTATCGGCTTGCCCCTATCGGAAACCAGGCGTCGGTAAACTCTTATGGTGCGGGGATACACGAGCCGGATGTTGTAATTACCGTTGCGCGCCCGTTATGTATTCCGTCCGGCGGTGTTATCCCCCACGAAATAAAAAGTAGGGCGAACGCCGGCTCGGCCGGCCGAAGGAGAAGGTATGAACGAACCAACGAATAGGAAACAGGAAATCGCAAAAGATATAGCCCTTACGTTGAAAGATATTCACGAGCGATTATTGGGTATATCCTCATCGTTACCCGTAAGGGCGTGCTTGCCAAGCGTCGAATTATTCGAGCGTGGCGTGGCGAATCGCATTAATAACTACGCCGCCTCTATCCGCGCCGAATACCCCGGCTCCCCGAAAGCGGTCGCGGCGCTCGTAGGGGCGGCGGAGGAAGTATCAAAACAAAAATGCGGAGAGTGTTTAAAAGCGCCGACACCGGATATGGAAGCGTGCGAACGTTGTCCTATAGGTGATATTAACGCCGCCCTCGCGGACCTCGCGGAAGGGAAGCCGAAGGGGGGAGGGGAATGATAATCGAAATTAAAGTTGACGGTAAAACCGTTTTCGGCCCTGGCGAAGTAACGACCTATTGTTATGGAGTTAAAACGCCTCGCGCGCGAATAGCTGTTATACACGAAGGCGACAAGAAAATAATCCGGTCACTCGGTAGGATGATTATTCAATCGGCGGCCGCCCCCCAGCAACCCACCGCCGCCGACGCGGCGGAAGGGAGTTAGCGCGTAATGGCCTACGATAACACCGAGGTTCCGGCGGCCCGCTCCCAAGAGGGAATCCGCGCCATCCTCAACAAGTACGGCGTCCGCGATACCCAATTCACCGACTGTTGGCCCAAGGGTGTAAGCGTCGAGTTTATCCGCGTCGAGGATAACGGTAAAGGCGTCGAGAAAATCATCCGCGTTCGCATCGTCGGCAAGCCGAATGCCGGAAACCTCGTCGTGAAGAAGGCGCGGCGCCACTACCGCTACGGCCAAAAGCAGACGGCGACGACGGCCGAGCGCAAGTCCGACGACGAGCGCCGGCGCGTCTACCGCGTCATCTACTACCACCTCAAGTCGAAACTCGAAGCCGTCGCCGAGGGCCTTGTAACATTCGAGGAGGAGTTCTTGCCGCACATCGTCCTCCCCAGCGGCGCGACGGTATACGACGAGCTCCGCTCCCACCTCCCAGCCGTATTCGCCGGGACCCAACGGCTCGCGTTGCCGTCGTTTGGAGGCGAGGCGAAGTGACCCCCAGAAACGCCGCTAAGGCGTCTCCCCACCACACCCCACCACCTCGCGGGGCAAAGAGGGGTTCCGATACCCCCCGGCCCGAGACCCCCCTTAAATCGACGCTTCTACGCCACCCGCCCCTGAGCGACCGCGACCGCGAAATCCTCGCCCTCTGCGAGGCCCGGCGCCGCGAGTTGCGCCTCTCCGTCCGCGAGGTCGGCCGACGCGTCGACGTCGACCACGCCGACGTATCAAGAGCGCTGGCGTTGAAGTCCGCGACGCGGCGAACGCTTCTCGCGCTCGCGCGGTACTTCGAGATAAGCGGTGTGGAGGAGGCGGCCCGGGGCCTCCGCGAGCAGGCCCTCTTCCTCGAGCTCGCGGCGAACGCGAACCGCCAGGCGGATTTACTGAGCGCCCTCGCTTTACTACGTAGCGGCGACCCGCCGCTTTAAGGAGAAAACCGTGAAAAAGGTAACTGACCGTACGGAACGTATCGTGGCTCTTATCCTAGCCAGCCTCTATAACGACCGCGGGAAAGCGCGCATCCTTTGGCGCGCCGGATTCAACCGAGCTGAGATCGCCGACCTGATGGATATAACCGAACGCGAAGTTAAAAAACTCTTAAAACCATAAGAGAGGAGTTTTAACGATGCCCGGCCCTTGCGGTAACAACCAGCCCGGCGACGACTTCGACGACGACTACCGAATATTGGAGACGGCCGTCATCGCGCTGTTGCATATAACGGAGTCGCGGAGGGACCGGGTAATCCTGGACCTCTTCGCCAAAGGCGTCCAGCTCGTCGCCGATACAGCGGGTATCAAGTGGCTCAAGGAGGATGGCGCGAAGGCGGCCCGGCGGGTCCCGGCCGTGATGCCCCGGCCCGAGATTACGCTGGCCGACCTCAAGCCCGCCGACTTCGAGTTCCCGTACGGCGGCGAGCTACAACTATAAACGCCCCACGGGGCTTAACCGAAGGAAGGGAAAGGGATAACGTGATGATAGGCGAACCCAATTCCGAACCCTCGCCCCTGGACTGGACGGGGGAATTTTCGCCCGAATACCGCCCCGATTATGAGGAGACCGTATGAAGCCATCGTTTCTTATCGGCTATCCCGTAAACGCGGAGACTAACCCAGAGGCATACGCCCGGTACGTTGGGGATTGCGCCCAAGCGGAAGCCGTTGAAGCCGGCTTAATTGCGGCGGGAGTATCGGCTTACGCGGCGGAGTTAGAGTGGCGAGACCTCAACATCCGCGCCAGAGACGTCTACCAGGCCGCTTGTTACGGGATGACGCAAGGGGAATACGACGCCGAAAAGGAGAAAATTAGGCGCCGTATACACCGCCAAGCCCGCCACCGCCGCGCTTATTATGACCGCTGTATCGAGAAAAAAGACGCGAGGGAAAACCCCTCGGATAACGATTAGTACGATAACCCATCACCGAAGAGGAGGAGTAAGCGATGCCTAAGCAACCGATTTCCGAAGCGCCCGTCGTCCCGGTGGAAGTCGTCGACGACGAGCCGAAAGCTAGCGTCCCGGCGGTCCCCGAGCCCTACACGCGGCAGTACGTTCCAGACGACGAACTGCCGATGCCGCGGCTCCGCATTCAACAAAAGAACTCCGACTCGCATCCCGACGGCGTCTTCGTCAATACCCAGACGGAGGAGGAGTCCGTGGCGGTCGAGTGCATCCTGCTTGACGTCCGGCGCGGCCGCGTCCGCTGGGACCCGACCCTCAAGAACATGGAGGAACCCCTTTGCCGCTCGCGCGACGCGGTGACCGGGACCGGCGACCCGGGCGGCTCGTGCGCCTCGTGTCGCAACGCGGCGTGGGGCGAGAACGACGAGAAACCGGGTTGCGCCCTGGTCTACGACTTCGTCGGCCTCGACGGGTCTGGCGCGCCGTTCCTATTCTCGGTCTCGCGGACCGGCATCAAGCCCGCGCGGAACTTCATCGCCGCGGCGCAGCGGCGCAAGAAGCCGCTCTACTACACCGGCTGCGTCCTCACCCTCCGCAAGGAGACGAAGCCCGCGGATTACTACGTGCCGGTTTTCAAGCGCGTGGGTGCGACGCCGCTCGACGATTATCCCGAGCTCGAAGGTATCCTCCATCAAGTGGTGGCGGCGCTCGAGCGCGCGCCCGTCGAGCCGGCCGGAAACGACGCCGGCGCCGCGGCCGCCGATTACTAACCCCTGGCGTGGGGGCAACGGGGCGAGGCGGTAATAGGAATAACGCGACGGCCAGTACACCGGCAACCGATATGACTCAATCCGCCCGCCCCACTATAAAGATGATAGGAGAATAATATGAAGATCCTTAAACTCCAGGCCGAGAACGTCAAGCGCATCCGCGTCGTCGAGATCAACCCCGACGGTTCGGTCGTGCTCGTAACAGGCCGTAACGCCCAGGGCAAGAGTTCGGTCCTCGACGCGATCATCTACGCCCTCGGCGGCAAGGAAGCCATCCCGGACCAGCCGCTGCGCGACGGCGCCGACGCGGGTTTTATCCGCCTCGACCTCGGCGACATCGTCGTCGAGCGGACCTTCACCGCCGAGAACACCTACCTCAAGGTCAAGGCCACCGGCACCAACGCCGAGTACCCGACGCCGCAGGCGCTCCTCGACGGCCTCGTGGGCAAGATCGCCTTCGACCCCCTCGCGTTCGCGCGGGCCAAGGATAAAGACCAACTCGCCATGCTGTTGGAAGTGGTCGACCTCGACCTGGACCTCGACGCGATGGCGGCCGAGCGGAAGGAGCTGTTCGACAAGCGAACGGATGTCAACCGCGACGTGAAGCGGCTCGAGGGCGGCATCGCGACGTTCCTGACCCCGGACGACGCGCCGGACGAACTGGTATCGGCCGTCAATCTTATTAAAAAGCTCGAGGACTTGAGCGACAAAGCCGCGCAGGCAATACGCGACGACGAGAAATACAACGAGACGTTCCGGGCGCTTAAAATCGCGCGCGAGGAAGTAGAGCGGCTCGAAGCCGACCTCGCCCTCCTGGAAAACGGTTCGCAAAACCGCGGCCTATGGGACGACGAAATCGCGGTTCTCCGCGAGCAGGTTAAAAACACCGAGGAAATCAATGCCCGCGTCCGCGCCAAGAAAAACCGGCTCGATCTGGAGGGCCAACTCCGCGCCGCCCGCGCCGCCGGCGACGAACTTACGGCGCAACTGAAGGCCATCGACGACCGCAAGGCATCCGCGCTGGCCGGCGCGGCTTTCCCGGTCGCGGGGCTGTCGTTCGACGAGGACGGCGTTCTCTACGACGGCCGCCCGCTCGAGCAGGCGTCGTCTGCCGAGCTTACCCGTATCTCCACCGCCGTCGCGATGGCGGCGAATCCCAAGCTCCGGGTCATCATCATCCACGACGGCTCCCTCCTGGACGACGACAACCTGCGCGTCATCGCGGAACTCGCCGCGGCGAACGATTATCAAATTTGGATAGAGCGCGTTGCCGCCTCGGGCGAGGTGGGCGTCGTCATCGAAGACGGCTGCGTCGCCGGCGTCCCGGCGAGCGTAGCGTAACTACAACGCGGCCCTCGGGCCGTCGGGGGCGTGGCGCAAAAGAGCGTGAGTAAAACCTTGTGGTCAACCCTCGTGAGCAACCTTGCGTGAAAAGGAAAAGCCCCTAAGCCAGGGATACTTGGGCCGGAGTCGCGCCCGGCACGAAGCTCACGATGTAACGGGGTACGGCTATGACCTCTCCGGGCAGAACGGAGCGCCCCCAAATCTAACGCAAGGCGAACAAAAAGGAAGAATATAATGATAACGAAGGAGCCGCAGTTACCAAAGAATGCTTTTGCTTACGTATCGTTATTACCGTTGGATGATAAGGTATTTATACATCGCATACACCAACTTGAAGTCAACGCGCGGGTAGATTGCCGTATGTATCCCAATATGCGCGTTGTAAAAGTAAAACTTGTTGAGGTTAAATAACCGCGCCGCAAGGCGAACAGAGGAGAACGCGATGTTTGAAGCAATCGTGAACCACCTTGACGCCGCCGATAGGGCGGTCCTCAAAGCCCATACCATCGCCGCGAACGCGGAGGGTCTGCCCGTCGACGCGACGCGCGAAATCCTCCACGCCCTCGTCCGCGACGCCCACCGCGAAATCATCGCGGTCTACAAAATGCTCGGGGTTAACCCGATGGTCCGGACCGGCGACGGCTCGTCCGTTGAAGACGCTCCCGTCAAAGAGCCGGTCCTGACGGCGTGACGAACGCGGCCGCGCCGCCGGCGCCCCACCAGCTCACCCAGGCCGACGCGTACGCGCTGTGGTACGCGTACGGCGGCGTCCTCGACGCCGTCGAACGCAACTGCCTCAACAAACTCCTCGAGGAGATGGCGTACGCGGAGCAGGAGGTCCAGGACGCCCGCGCCGACGTCGGCGACGGCTGCTATCGTGGCGCCCTCCGCGCGCTCGAGCGGCTCCTCGCCCGCCGGGCCGCCGGCGCCGCCGAGGCACCGCCCCGAGCCGCGGCCGCCGCGAGCGCGCCCCGCCGCCGTACCGTCCAGGAAATCGTCGCCGGCAAGCAAGCCGAGCAACGCGAGGCGGGGAAGTACGGCGCGTTGGTCGCTCGCGCCCTAAAGAAAAATGCCGTCCAGTAAACTCATCATAGCGGACGCCCTCGCGGGAGCGGCGCGCTAATGTCCAATAGCCCCTTCCCTCCCGACTCCCCCGCCGCCGCGGCGCTTGCCTACGCGGAAATTGGCTGGCGCGTCTTCCCCGTCCACAACGCCGTCTGGGCCGACCGCCCCTCCGCCAAACCCGGCAAGACGCCCCTCATCAAGGCCTGGACGACGGAGGCCGCCGCCGACGCCGCGACGATCGCGAAATGGTGGACGAAGAACCCCACGGCGAACATAGGCGTCGCCTGCGGCCCCTCGGGGTTGATCGTCGTCGACGCCGACGGCGAGATGGGCCTCGCGAACCTCCGCGCCGCGCTCGCGCAGCTGGGCCTCAACGAGGGCGCGTTCCCGCGCGCCCGGACCGGCGGCGGCGGCCTTCACCTGTTCTTCCGCGCGCCGGCCGGCGCCGAGCCGTTGGGCGCCCGCGTGAACATCCTCGGCGGCAAGGTGGACGTGCGCGGCGCCAGCGCGTACGTCGTCGTCCCGCCCAGCTACCACGAATCGGGGACTTTTTACACCTGGGCGCTCTCGCCCTTCGACGCGGCCGTCGAGGAGATACCCGCCCCTCTCTCCCGCCTCCTCGCGACCAGTCCCGCGGCGCGGACCGCCAGGACCGCCGCCCCCACCGCTACCCACCGCCCCAGGGGTGCGCAAAAGCCCCCGCCGACCTCGGACCCGGCAAACGACGCGGCCGCCCCTGGCGGCAACGTCGGCCCGATTTCGGAGGGGGCACGCAACGATACCCTCACGAGCTGCGCCGGCGCGATGCGGCGCCGCGGCGCGAGCGCCGACGAGATCCTCGCCCGCCTCCGCGACGTCAACGCCGCGCGTTGCCGCCCCCCCCTCGCCGACGACGACCTCCAGACGATCGCCGCCTCCGTCGCGCGCTACGACCCCGAGCCGGCCGGCGGCTTCAACCTCACCGACGCCGGTAACGCCGAGCTCTTCGCGTCAAGACATGGCAACGTCGTCCGCTACGACCACCGCCACGACCGCTGGCTTGTCTGGAACGGCCACACCTGGGGCGGCAACGTCGACGGCGCCCTCACCCGCCTCGCGATCGGCTGCGCCCGCACCCGCTACGAGGAAGCGGGCCGCGTCGACGACCGCGAGTCTCGCAAGAAGGTCATCGCCTGGGCGTTCAAGTCCGAGTCCGCCGGCGCGATCAACGCGGCGCTGAACGTCGCCCAGGCCCTCCCCCCCGTCGCCGACGACGGCTCGGGCTGGGACCCCGACCCCTACCTCCTCGGCGTCGAGAACGGCGTCCTCGACCTCCGCGCCGGCGAACTAAGAGAGGGCCGCCCCGACGACCGCATCACCCGCGTCGCCGGCTGCCCCTTCGACCCCCTCGCCGAGGCGCCGCGCTGGGACCGTTTCCTCGTCGAGGTCTTCCCAGATGAAAAACTCCGCGCCTGGGTCCAGCTCGCCGTCGGCTACTCGCTGACCGGCGACACCTCCGAGCAGTGTTTCTTCCTCTGCTACGGCTCGGGCGCGAACGGCAAGTCCAAGTTCTTCAGCGCCCTCGAGCGCGCCCTCGGGCAGTACGCCCGCGCCGTCCCCTTCGCGATCTTCGAGGCGTCGCGCGCCGACGCCGAGGCCGCCTCGCCGATCATGGCCTCCCTCGACGGCGCCCGCTTTGTCACCGCCGCCGAGCCCCGCGAGAACACCCGCCTCGACGAGGGCCGCGTCAAGCAGCTCACCGGCGAGGGGCAGGTCACCGCCCGGGCCCTCTACAAAGCCGACTTCACCTACCAGCCGCGCTTTCACCTCTGGTTCTGCGCGAACCACAAGCCCAAGGTCTCCGACGACTCCGACGCGTTCTGGCGCCGCGTCCGTATGGTCCCCTTCACGCAGAAGTTCGAGGGCGACGCGATCGACCCGTTCCTCGAGCATACCCTCGCCGCCGAGGCCGCCGGCATCCTCCGCTGGGGCGTCGCCGGCGCCGCGGCCTGGAACAAAGCGCGCGTCGACGCCGGCGGCCACCTCGTCCTGACCGCCGTCCCGGGCGGCGAAGACCTCGCCCGCGAGTGGCGCGGCGAGAACGACCCCCTCCAGGAGTTCCTCAACGACCGCTGCGTCGAGGATTGGAGCATGCGCGTCGAGCGCGGCGCCCTCTACGCCGAATACGAAAGCTGGTGCGACGAGGTCCACGTCCCGCACCGTGAACGGCTGTCGCGGGCGTCGCTTATTAAGCGTATAACGCCGCGATACGAGGCGACGAAGACCGCCGGGCGTAGGTTTTTCAAGGGGTTAGGCTTGCTAAGTGATAAAACGGTTGCGGCACCGTATTAAAACTTTTGGGGCACTTGGGGCACATTAAAAGCCGATTTGCAGTCCCTTTTTTCTGGTAATAGGATCGCGTAAGAGAGACGGCAAAATGCCCTCAAATGTGCCCCAAGTGCCCCGAGAAACTCGCCGTAAACCTGGTAATTATGGGAACAAATATGAGCGGAAGGATATATCCGATGGCTAACGCGGAGGTAGATATGGCGGACGAGATGAAGGCGACGGCGCGGGAGATTAACCGCCTTGCGACCGGGGCGGAGATGCGGGAGATGGCCCGGCCGTTCTTCCGCGAGTTCGGAATCGCGACGTGGGCTGCGCTGGTCGGCGCCGCGGCCGCCGTCCTCGGCTGCTGGTGGGCGTGGCAGGCGAAGGTGGCGTTGATGGCCGGGGCGTTTTACTTCCTCAGCGTCGGCGTCGTGTACGTCGCCGGCGTTGCGTCGGCGGTCATCGCGTGGTGGGCGCTTAAGCTCATCGCGTTCGTGGCGCGGAGGGGAAGATGAAACCCTACGGCATTTACAAAAACGGCCTCCCGGTGTCCGTCGTCGTGAAGGACGCGGCCGGGAAGAAAACGTCGGTGCTGCTGCGGGCGGGGACGAAGGCGGCGGCCCGGCGCCGCGCCCGCGACGTGGGCGGCGAGTGGCGGAAGGACGGCGTCAATCAACCCAAGGAGGTTCGACCGTGAAAACGAAGCCCTACGAAACCGAAGCGCGCGACCTACACGACCGGATGAAAAGCGAGCCGCGGGGCGCACAATATGAGGCCATCCGGCTCGCGCTCGTCAAAGCGTACAACGCGGGGCGGCGGGCTATGGCGCGGGAGCTGCGGCGGAATGGCGCATAACTGGCTCGGGATAATAGGCGTCGCGTGCCTCGCGGCCGCGGCGGCGCTGACGTACGTGGCGTGGCGGCGGAGGCGGCGGTGATAATCCTCGCCGTGGACCCGGGCCGCGTCGTCGGCTTCGCGCTCTTCGACTCGGAAATCCTTCTCCGCTTCGGCCAGTTCTCAATGCTGTCGAAGGGCGGCGCCGCGTTCGCGCTCGCGCAAATCCTCGCCGGCGACGCGGGCTACCCGTTGCCGCCGCGGCGGTACGCGCTCCGGCCGGCCCTTGCGATTCTGGAAGAGGGTAGCGTCAGGTATCACGAGAAACATCGCGGCGGCGTCGGCGAACACAAGATGTACCGGGATATGATGACGAACACCGCGTATCGCCGGACCGTCGCGGCGGTGCTTCTACACCTCGGCGTCCCGTCGTTGGGTGTTTGCCCGGAGGAATGGGGGGCGGCCAAGAACGTCGCGTTGCGGGCGCGGGTGGAATTGGCGCGGGCGAATATCGAAGTCCCTCCGAACTTCGACCTTCCGGCCCGCGAACACGAACGGGACGCTATTGTCCTCGGCGGTTGGTGTGCACGGCGGAAGGTGTGGGGGGTAGACCGTGAAAACGTCCTCGTTTAAGCTCGCGGGCCATATGCCGGGGGCGGTAAGCATCGCGCTCAAGGCGCCGCCGTGGTTCAGGGGGCCGTCGTATCCGGCGCTCGCGCCGCCGCCGGACCTCCTCGCGGCGTGGCGGGCGAAGCGGATAACGTGGGCGGAATACGACGTGTGGTATTGGCGCGAGGTGCTGGCGAATCTCAAAGCCGCTCGGGTCCACGCGGAATTACTTTTAGCCGTTGGTAATCTGGAGGACGGCCCGTGGGTGACGCCGATATTGTGTTGTTGGGAGTCGCCGGGCGCGCCGTGCCACCGCCTGCTTGTGGCGACGTGGTTCAAGCGCGAGTTGCGCGTTATCGTCCCCGAGTTGGAGGACGACGCCAAGCGCGAAGCCGCGTACGAAGAGAAGGGACTCGCGTTGGCGAACGCCCGGGCGGCCGTCGAGACGTACGCCGAAGCCGAGCGGATGGCCGAGGCCGTCCTCACGGTCGCGAACGACAACTTAGAAGCCGCCCGCGCGGCCGAGGAAAAGGCCCGGATAGAAGCCGCCGAATACTACGCGCGGCGCCAGGACGAGAAACTGGAATACGACCCCCGCGTACAGGTGGATTTGGACGTCGAGGTTTACCGGTGCGCGCGTTTCCGCATGTACGTGCAGGACGTCGTAGCGACGCCCCGGAGCAACTACAAAGTCGCGTTCGCGCAATTAAAGGAAGCGGAGCATGCCCTGGCAAATCTACAAAGGCCAGGTGAAAAACCTTGACCGCCGACCCCGTCTACATCCCCGACGTTACGGTGAGGGCCGCGACGGCGAAGGCGCTACTCTGCGCGACGGGCGGCGTGGAGTTCTGGGTGCCGCGCGCGCTGTGCCGGCTCGGGACGACGGTAAGTAAAGCGGGCGACGTGGGGTGGCTCGCGGTGCCGGCGTCGTTCGCGGCGAAGAAGAAGATCAAGCGGCTTACAATCTAACCCGGAGGACGACGATGGTCTTAATCGATAGCGGCCCGCTCGAGCTTATCGGCTTTAAGGAAATCGCCAATTTCCTCGCGGGCTTGGCGGGGCGGCGTTTCTACTCGGAGCGGCAGGTTCAGAACTTCGTCAAGGCCGGGATGCCGGTCCACCGTGAAGAGGGTAAATCGCGGGGATGGGTTCGCGCGGACCCGGCGGAAGTCGCGGCGTGGTGGGCGGCGCAGAGGCGGAATTCAAATTGAATTGGCCGACTAAAAAGTATCGGGTTATATACGCCGACCCGCCGTGGCATTACGATAACGGCGGGCCGCAAGGCGGTGTTGACCATCAATATCCTACCCTTGACATCGAAAGCATAAAAGCCCTTCCGGTAAAAGAAATAGCTGATGACCCTTCGCTGTTATTTCTTTGGGCGACGTTTCCCCAATTATCAGAAGCCCTTGGCGTTATCAAAACGTGGGGGTTCGTTTATAGGACACTCGCGTTTAGTTGGATTAAATTAAACAAAAACGACGGGCAACCATTCTTTGGCGTGGGGTATTATACGAAATCTAATGCCGAGGTTTGTTTATTGGGGATTAAGGGGCACGGCCGGAGTTTAATTAAAAGCAACGCCGTTTCAAGTTGTATTTTAGCGCCGCGCGGTCAACACTCGGCGAAGCCGCGCGAAGCCCGCGAACGTATAGAGCAGTTGACCGGCGACGTTCCCCGGATAGAATTGTTCGCCCGCGAAACATATCCTGGATGGGATACTTGGGGAAACGAAACGGATAAGTTTAATAGGCCGCTGTTCCAGCCCGAAAACAAATAAACGAAATCCACGCCGATTCCGTGCCATTTCGCTTATTCGTTATTGTTTATATTTAAATACGTGGTAAGAATACGGCGTGGAGTTATCGCGCCGACAAAAACCCTCCCTTCCTAAATACCCCGGCGTCCTTTTGGGCGTCGGGGGATTATTTTAAGCGATGACTAAAAAGGCCAACCCAAAAGAACTCGCTATCGCCCTGCCGCCCGTAGCCGATATTATGGCCGCCGTCGTCGCGGAGGGCAAGGCGGCGAAGTTGCCGTGGAACGCGAAGGGATTACTGCCAGCGGAGAAGCTCGGCGTACGGCGTTACTACGTCGACCTGTTGCGGATGGACGGCCGGCCCCCGTTCGCGGTTTCCCGCCTCCTCGGAATCCCCGACCAGAACGTTCGCCGCGATTTCCGCGACCTCGAGGGTGAGGAGACGGTCGGCGAACTCGCGAAGGTTCGCGACCAAAAGCGCGCCGAGATTTCCAAACGGCTTATGCGCGTCATCGAGAAGGCGGAGGAGCATCGCGTCGACGCTCTACGGGGCGGCGGCATCAAAGAGGCGAACAAGGCCCTCGGCGTCCAGCTTGACGCCCTCACGCAGTTAGAAGATATTTATGGCCTCAAAATTAGCAAGTTCGAACATACGGGCGCGGACGGCGGCGCCATCCAGCTCCACACGAGCGACCCCCGTCTCAGCGCAGCCCTCGGTAAGCTCGATGCGCTCGGCGTTACTGTCGAAACTCTCCTTAGCGGAAAGGGAGACGCTCGCGCGCGCGAAGGCGGCTGAGCGGCAAAACGATGACGCCGCTTACTACGCGACGCTGGACTTTCGGACGTGGCTTCAGTGCGTCTACGTGCTGGAGAGCGGTAAGCCCTATTCCTTCGTCGGACACGAAGCCCTTATGGCGATAGCGGAAGATAGGCACCCGTACCTCACCATCGTCAAGTCGGCCCAGGTAGGCGCGACGGCGCTCTTAATCGGCTGGGCGCTGTTCAGCGCCGCCGCCGGCGCGCGCGTCATCTACTACCTACCCGATGACACCCTTCTCCCGGACCATACGGGCCTCCGCGTCAAGCCCGTTATCGATAACGTCCCCTGGCTCGCGGCGATGGTGGGGAACCGCGACGCGGTCCAGACGGTCAACATCAACCGGGGGGTAGTCCACAACCTCGGCCTCCGGTCGAAGCTGGCGAAGTTCAATCGGCCGGCGGATAAGCTCATCTTCGACGAGGTGGACCGCGCCGACGAACACGACGTATTCGCCGCCTTCAGTCGTATAGAGCACTCCGCGGACCCCGGCAAAATCTTCTGCTCGACGCCGACGCTGCCGGGGTTCGGCATAAGCCGGCGGTACGACGAGACCTCGGACGCCCGGACGCTGTTGGTGCGGTGTCCGGGTTCAGGTTGCGGCGAGTGGACCGCCCGGGCGTGGCTCGGGGGGGTAGTCAAACGCGAGGGGGATTACGACTACGCCCTTTTGGACCGCGACTGGTCCAAGGGTTGCGGCCGGGATATTCGCGTCCACTGCCTAAACTGCGGCCGGCCCCTTTCCCCGGACCTCCCGGCTGAGTGGGTCGTAAGTCAACCGGGCCGCGACTATCACGGTTATAAGGTCGGCCCCCTGGACATCGGCCGGCATCCCGTCTCCCGCTACTGGCTCGAGTTCAAGGGCATCATCGGCAACGAGGGGCTGTTGAGTATCTTCCTCAACGAGCGGTTGGGCCTCGCGTATGCCGCCGCTGGCGCGCAACTCGACGTCGGCCACCTCGACGCGATTAAGGGCGACTATCTTCCCCTTGACCGTTGCGCCGAGCCGTGCGTCCTGGGCGCCGATATAGGCCAGAGTGCGGGGCATCGTTGGGGCGTTTTGCGCCTCGGCGCGAAGCTCGCGGTCATCGCCACAGGGGAGGCCGACTGGCCGCAACTCGATGCCCTCTACGCTCGGTACAACCTCGTCGGCGCCGTGCTGGACGGCCGGCCCGAGACGGCGAAGGCGATTGAGTTCCAGCGCAAGCACCCCAACGTCTACCTCGCGGAGTACGCGGCCGACGCCGGCGGCGTATCCCTCGACGTCAAGGAGCGCGACGACGTGGGAGGGCGGGTGCGCTGGGTCCGCCTTGACCGGACGCTGGCTTGCGACCGCCTCGTCGCGGCTATCCGGGCGCGGGAGCTCGCGTTGCCGAAGAACGCGTCGACCCTCGGTAACGCCGTTCCCGGCAAGCCCTACGGGAGTTTTTATGGAGAACTGATGGCGCCAGCCCGTCAATACGAGAAGACGAAGACCGGCCCCCGGGCGGTGTGGCGCGAGGGCGCCGCGGCCGACCACTACTTCCACGCCCTCGTCTACGCGTTGGCGGCGGTCAATCTGGCGGGGCGCGGCGTCTCCGCCGCCTTTTCGACCAACTTCGAGACGTGGTAATGCTATGGGTCTTATAACCCGCATAACCGAACGGGCCGCCGACGCGGTGATGGCGCGTTCGCCGGCGTACCGCGCCGTCGAGACGAAGCTCCGCGAGGCGACGGAGATTCTCAGTATATACAACATCCTCGACCCTCGTTACTGGTATGCCGTCGGCTCGAGCCAGCGAGACATGCCGGCCAACGTCCGCGACACGATCTCCCGCCAGGTGTGGACGATTTACCAGACCAACCCGACGGCCGCGAACTACGTCAACGCCGTCTCCGCGTACCTTATCGGCCCCGGCTTTCAGATCAAGCACCCCGACCCCGACGCCGACGAGGTAGTCCAGGAATACATCGCCGCGGACAAGTTCATGGCGACGGCGAACGTCGCGGTTAATCAGTACCTGCTGACGGCCGAGGTTCCGGCCCTCATCTTCGTCAACGTCCTCACCGGCGAGGTCAAAGTCCGGCTCGTCGACCCGCTTGAGATCTACGACGTCGCGTACGACCCCGACGATAACCAGACCGTCGTCGCGCTGTGGCGCCGGTACACGCGCCGCGAGGCGGTCCTGAGCGCTAAAAGCTGGGCGTGGGTGGAGACGAGCGTCGAGGACGTCATCACCCAGGACGAAAAACGCCCGGAGGAGTGGGGGGCATATACCAGGCGCGGCTTCGTCTTCTGGAAGCGGCCGACGATCCCGGCGGCGACGCGGGGCGTCTCGTTCCTGACGCCGGCGCTCAAGTGGATGACGCAGTACGAGAGGATCATCGAAGCTCGCGTCGCCCTCAACCGCGCCCGGGCGACGTACGCCCGCGACCTCGAGCTCGGCGCGGGCCCTGACGGCAAGGGAGCGACCCAGGAAGAATGCGACGCCATGCAGGCGAAACTCAATGCGCAGGGTGAATCCCGGCCGGCGGCTTGGTTTGTCCACGGTCCGGGAGCTAAGCTAACGTTCCCCGGCCCGAACGTCGGCGCCGGCGACGCCAAGGACGACCTGCGCGCCGTCATTCTTATGGCCGTCGCGGGCCTCGGCATCCCCGAGTTCATCGGGACCGGCGACGCGAGCAACGCGAACTACGCCAGCACGTCGAACGTCGCGGCGTCGTTCGTGAAGGCGATCCAGAAACGCCAATTCGAGAAGACGACCGGCTTCATCCAGCCCGTCTTCGACGTCGTCCTGAACGCCGCTGCGGACGCGCGGCGGATTTCGCCCGAGGCCGCGGTGACGCCGGTGGAGGTTACGTACCCGCAGATTCAGGGCGACGCCCTCGCCGACCTCACCGCGTTCATCACGGCGGGACTGGCGCAGGGGTTCCTCGACAAGGAGACGGCGGCAGACCTCGCGCCCTTCGAGCTGACGTGGGATACGATCAAGGCGCGCCTCGCCGTCGAACGTGCGGAGCGCGTGAAGGACGCCGGCGGCATCCCGGACATCCACACCGTGCCGCCGCAACCGCCCGTGTCCGGGCAATTCGCGCCGGATCAACCTGGGCCCCAACCGCCCACGGCGACGCCGCCGATGCCGGAGCCGACGAAATGATGACGGCCCTCTTAGCGGAGGCCTCGCCCGCGTCCCTCGCGAAACAGAAAGCGTTCCGCGACGCGCTTATCGATACCCGGCGCCGGCTGATAAGCGGCTACGAGGTCGAGGCGTTAAAAGAATTGGACGCCGCGCTCCGGGCCGCGAACGAGAACGTCAAGACGCGCATCGCCCGGGCGTATCTGGAGAACGAGGACGACTGGTCGTATGCGAAGCTCCTCGCGACCGGCCGGCTCGAGCAGTTACAGGCGAACATCGACGCGGAGCTGACGTACCTCAACAACAGCGGCCGGGACCTCACGAACCGCTACGCGACCTACGCATTCATCCGCGACGCGGAGAAGACCCACGGTCTCCTCGCGGGGTTGGGTATCGAGATGGCGACGGCGTCGTTGGACATGAACACGGTCAGCTTCTACGTCAACTACCCGGTGGACGGCGTCATCTTCGGCGAACGCTTCGGCGCGATGACGGCCGAGATGCAGCACGAGGCGCGGAAGGCGATAACCTCTGGCCTCGTCGCCGGTGACGGTATCAAGCCCATCACGCGCAGCGTCCTGGCGGTCACGGACCTCAACCGCTCCGCGGCCGAGACCGTCATCCGGACGACGATGATGAACGCGTCGAACCAGGCCCACGCTTACGTCTACGAGAAGGCGGGTATCGACGAGGTCGAGATCGACGCGACGCTGGACGGCGCGACGTGCGCGGCGTGCCTGGCGCGGGACGGCAAGCGGATTCCAGTTAAGGACGCGGCGTCGATTTCGCTCCATCCGTGTTGACGTTGCGTCGGCGTCCCGGTTACGGGATGGCCCGAGGGCGAGCGGCGGGGCAAGGATTACGACGGCTCGAGCCGCGGCGTCTCGACCGTGTTCCCGGCCGACATGACGGGGATGGATTACCTGAAGCAGTTGCCGCCGGATAAGCAGGTCGACGTCCTGGGCGTGACGCGGGTGAACCTGCTGCGCGCCGGCGAGGTGGAGTGGGGCGACCTCTTCACCCGCGGCGGCGAGCTGAAGCTGTTGGACGAGCTCAACGTGAAGGCCGACATCCTGCGAGGGATGGCGCCGTAGAGGAGCGCGTATGCCGTACACCAAACAGAACTACCCGGATTGGCTTAAGGGCGCGCCTGCGGGCGTCATCGACGTGTTCGTCGCCGCGTTTAATAGCGCCTGGGAAGACTACGCCGACGACGCCGACCAGGAGGGCATCTGCCAGCGCATCGCCCGGGCGGCGATAAAGAAGGCCGGGTGGACCCAGGATAAAGACGGGAAGTGGCACGAAAAGGCCGGCGAGGCCGCCCCCGCCATTCGCTTCACCGGCGACGTCCTCCGCGAGAGCGCGATCTGTGAAACCGCGTATTTTGAGGTTGGCGACCTCGAAATCCTCGAGGCTGAGGCGGACGGCTTCAAGCGGATCGTCGCGCCTCTCCTCCGCGTCGGCTTCAGCAAGAACAAAGCCGAGGTCGCGGAGAGCCGTCGCGGCAAACAGTACCCGCGCTACTACGGCGCGGCTGAGCTCGAGCGCGTGGCACCGCTCGTCGAGGGGATGACGATCTACGTCGGGTACGACGAGCACAACGACCCCGTCGACGTCCCGAAGGAACTGGGCGTCTACGAGGGCGCGCGGTTCGACGGCAAGGCGGTCCGCGGCGCCGTCAAGGTATTCCAGGACCAGAACTGGGTCGTGGACCGCCTGCGGTGTTCGAGCCGGGCGTTCGGCGGGCTGAGTATCGAGGG